TTACGGCACACGCAAGGGAGTTAACGCCCGAAAGAAGCCGTGAATTACACGAAATCTCCGGCGCACTTATGAACCGGGTAAAGATAACCGCATAAATTATTAACCGCCCGCAAATCAACCACAAAACGGTTTGCGGGCTTAAAATGAAAACCGATATGGAAAAGATAAAATTAGTATTTGCCGGAATTGATAGTTGGGATAGACCTGTTTATCAGGACGAACACGGCGTATTATGGAAAGACGTTACGCTTGGGAGCGATTATCCTTCGCTATACTCTGCATGCAATAATGAATTCGAAGGAGAACCTGACATGCCTATCCGAAAAGAATGGGAGATTGTGCGATGAAACTTAATGACAACAGCCCTATGCCGTTTGGAAAGTACAAAGGGCAGGAAATGCAGAAAGTTCCTGCTTCGTATCTGTTATGGCTCTATTCAGAATGGACAGATAGCCGTTTCGAAAAAGCAAACAAAGACGTTAAGGAATATATAGAAGATAATTTTGATGTGCTCCGTGAGGAAATTAAGCGGGATCGGATAAACAAATCATAACAATGTTATAACGATACTACGGGAATTAATATTTAACAAAGATATACAGAAGAAAATATGATGAATGGAGAAATAAAAAAATGGGTATATCGTGTTTCATTTAATGAACCACCTATGCCCGGAAGTGATAATACAGAGTTTTTCTTTTCAAGCCTTGCAGCGATATATGATCGATTTACGCCTGAACAAATCGGCTGCAAGGTTACCCGGTTATGGAATATCGGCGTATCGAAAGGGAAAAAATACGGCGGGCGTCGATGTACGATCGTAAAAGAATCAGTCTTCAGTAAGCCGCATTTTAAACCGATTTAAGGCTTTGTTTTTTCATAGATTATTGATAGAAATTAATAACTTTGCAGAATGAAAGAAGAGTTAACAACAAAGATGCACGCTGAATTCATAGGAGATGAAATTCCAGATCTGGATTTAAAAATTATGGCCGTTTATGGTGCGATGGCCAGGGGAGTGAAAAAGGAATCAGCCCTTAGGGAATATGGCCTTACAGATAAGGAATATAGAGAAAACATAGACAGGGTGTTATCTGGTTAAGTATTTTTCAAACCTTTCCCTCTGTGATGCATCTCTTAGGTCAAGATATCCCTCCCAATTTTGTCCCAATAATAATTTTTTACCATAATCTTTATCTGCCAATTGGTTCATCGGGAACTTACTTGATCTCCCATTTTGAGATATAAAATCATTGAGGACAGAAGTTGCGTTATCATATTCGATATCCGTAATTTTCCCGGCATCTCTGGCTCCTACGATTATATCTCTTACATCATTGGTATCAGCACGATAACCATATCTTGCCCACGTATATCCGCCGACGTCAAGATTAGCAAATACGTCTATTGTGTTAACTCCTGCTTTTCTATACTGCTTGTAAAGCGTTTGAAACGTCTTTTTTGACAGGCCTTTCCCTTGCAGACTGTCAGGAATTATAAATAAATCATGATGTACATTTTTTATCCCATCTTTAACCGAAAAAATCCTTGACAAAACGACCCGATCCTTTCCGTAGCTGCCTGCTATACGGAATTTTATATAGTTTTCTCCTTCTAAAATTTTATATGAAGACAGCGTACATCCAGCGTCATTCATTATGCGCGTAAAATCATTCGAGAATTCGAAAATATCAAAACCAGACATAGCGCTATTGTTATAATATTTAGCAAATGTTGCATTATCCATGTTCGGCAATTGCCAACCAAAATCCTTGAGAGCAGCAACATCATCAATTGACATCACAAAATGATTTATATCTTCGGTGGCATTGAAAAATAATTTATTATCCCGAATAAAATACGGGAGTGTCCCAAGCTGTTGAGCTCGCTTAATCCTATCAGCATTATCCGACATCCATTTTCTGTAATTCTCTGGTACTCCTGTAATTGAATTCTGACTGTTATTGCTCGGTTCTTCCCCGTTTAATATCCGTTTATTGTCAGCCATTAATTCATCTTCTGTTTTCAGGATTGATATAGCATGACAACGGCAATGAGGATGCCAACCGGTAAATTTAAAATCTTTTGGATATTTTCCTTTTAAGTCATCACAGATATCGACAAATGGTTGTCCGTTCAATGTGTGATTATTAGATAGTTTTATTTCAATGCCGACAACAAAATCTAACTGTTGCCATCGCTCATAATCTGCCGTTCTGTATGCGATATTCGTTTCTGTAGCCGCCAGCCGTCTGGCATTCTTGTAAGAACTTCGATAAACGCCCTGTCCGGGATGAAACGCAGCCGCACGCTTTGATAATTGCAATATCCCGTGTTCATCACGTACTCTACGGAATAGCTTATCCGTGTGCCGAAGATAATCCTTCAGCTCACGTGACATTTCATCAGCAGATAATCCGTTACGGATTCCGACGTCAAGTGCGAGTTCAATCTCTTCTTTAAACTGATGGGTGTACTTCCAAACTCGGTCTGAAAGGTTTAACCCGTTTTCCTTACGCGTGATGAAAGCATCACGAGCTTTACTGTTCGTGCTGAAATAATGCCTGTATTGTTCCTGAGTGAGCTTTCCCACGTTATCTCCAAATACCATGCGAGCGAGTTCATTATTCTTGTTATTAGCGAGTGTCCATTCCGATTTTATGCCGTTCACGATAACAGCTGTTAGGTCGCCTTTCAACCAATTGAGTAACTTATCGATTCTTTTCTTCGTCTGCGGATAATCATCAAATGTAAAGAGTTTGTCCGGATTAAAATTATCTATTGATGCTCCAATCGCCGCAGCTTCCCTTGCAGCTTCTTTATAAATCTCGTCAATCTTCTTTTCGTACGCTGACAGGTTACGGATATGCTGCTTGTCGTATTTATTTATCTCCGCCATTAATTACGCCCTCCCGAAGGATAAACTGATCGCATTGTCTGTCTGATAACAACTTTGAAAATTTTCCTTCTTTGTGAAAATCACAATAACACATAAAAAAATCACCTTTCCAATTCTTTTCGTGCCAATTGTAACTATTTTTACAATGCCGGCACTGATACTTCTGTTTTTCTTCGTCCTTCCTTTTTCTAACTTCCATAATCTCTACTTTGTTAGTTCAAAAACATCGAATTTCTTTTGCTCGATTATTTCTGCGATAGTCTTATCTACATCATCGCTCCAACCAAGTTTTTCGATCGCTTCACGTTGCGACATGATAGGTTCTCCTCCGGTTGCAGCAATCAAGTTATTTATCGTGTCCTTTTCGTCCGTGATAGTAAATGGAGTTATTTGTGTGTCAATTTTAAGAGCATCAATATCACTTACATATTTTTCACCTAAAGCTATTTTTAAAAATGCCTTAACTACGTTTATTTCTCTATCAAAAAACTCAATTAACCTCCCTGATTCATCTATAACCTTTAATTGTGCATCTATAAACATCTGTTTCCGACTTTCTCCGGATAAAGCAAGTTGCGACATTTTCTCGTAAGACCAATCCGGTAATTGTAGTTGAGTAAAGAATAATGAACGTAATTCATTAACGTAATATTTTAGATTTTCAACTGCCTGCTCCCACGTCACATATTGTGCAGAGCTACCTTGAGGAAATTGCATAACAGCCCGAAACTCTTTTTTTTCATTTTTTTCATCTCCATATTTTATAGCTTCGTTTGCAAAAACAACGAATATAGGCTTTGAATTTTTACGCAGATAATTTCCGTTACGACTCAACGCCCATTCAATTTCATAGACTGTTTTTGAAGTGTCTTCCCAGATAGGTGTCGGACGGAATGTATATATTCCGGGAATTTTCCCGAGCGAAATATCTTCGTTTTCAACCTCTTCCCAATCTCCGTTTAGTGTACTCCATTTTATGTGTTTTTTGTCCGTATAACTGTCAAAAAACTGCACAAGTTTACGCCCAACTTTACGACTATATCCTACCGACATTGCTATCATGTCTCCATATTCGTCAAAGAGAGGATATAAATCATCACCCAACATTGGAGAAAAATTTCGACAACGGAATTTCAACGGACTATCGAACCCATAAATGTTATTCCTATTTTCGACGGCATACCATAACGTGAAAACTTCACATCCGGCAAATAACATATTGCAGCGTTCAATATTAACGCTATCAATTCTGTTTCTATCAAAAATAGCCTCCATATATGATGCTATTTCTTTCTGAATGTCATTTTCAGGTCGATATATCCTTTTAACGGGTATCCCGCAAATAAGCTCTGTCATCCGCTTCGTCGCAAGACGCTGAAGATCGCAGGTTATACGTGTCACAAATTCGATCCCGTCGTCAGTAACGATGTCCGGATATTTCTGTTTATTCATAACAGGATGTTTCGTAGGATCATATTCCTGTATAAGACCAAAACGTCCATTCCATACCGGAATTTTAATTATTTTTTCTTTCAGAGCAGCTATTATTTGGGCTGCTGTCCCGCCTGAATTCAGGATTTCTTCAATTGTCATATCTATTTGTTTTAAAATATTACACTAATTTTGATAATCTATCGAGGTCTATTCGCTGGCGCTGTTTCATTTGAGGATAGAATGTATTTGCAAGAGCGTCAAACTTATCCGGCGAACGTCCGAGACGTTTCTTTATGTCTTCCTTAGGCTCTATGATTATTTTCCCGTCAGATCGAAACGACCAGCGTATCTCGGTCGCTTCCTCGTCGAATTGTGCATCAGGTGGCAACATCGCTCCTGTTTCATTCTTCGGGTTCAGCCAATCCCGTACACACCAGAACAAGTATGCGCGCATATTAACGAACTTGTACTGCCCTGTGATGTCTGTTAAATCATTGTCGTTTAAACATTTCGCTGCCTCACTGTATTTGCAACTGATAATATATTCCGGTTTGTCAAGTTCGAGGCAACGGCTGTAAACCCCTGCTCCTTCACCTATCGTGTCGATAGAAACATACATATCTATTTGCCTCCGTCTTCGTACAATGATGTTTCCTGCAACTTTCATATGATCAGCCTCTCCTCCTGAATTATGAATTTCAAAAGGAGCGACCCAAGCACCCTTTCTTTCCACAAAACACGTACAGTCTCTTCCCATACCGGCAACATCAACCCCGAGAATACGTCTATCATTCGTTATTGGTTCTCGTCCGTTAACTTCCATCCAACGTTCATGGGCAAGCTCTATCCACTGAATCGGAATAAGTACGTCGTCGGCTACTTTCGGGAACTTACCCAAGACTTTTCGTCTGAAAATATCATCCGGCCTGTACCATCTACCCTCAAATTCAAAGTCATCCAGCTCTTTAGTTACCTCTTCACGCTGTATCGATGTGCACCAATTCTCGAGTTTGTCCTTAACCCACTCGTAGTCGACTTGTCCGGGAATAACAATCTTCCTCTGCACCACATTAGGGGCTGTTAGGCTGTTTAATGTGAATTTCTTCCAGCGTTCTTCCTTCTGACTGCGCGCGGCATAACCTATCGGAGTGTTCGGATTGAAAACAAGAAGTATTCGGCTATCTCCTTGAAGATTCCCCTCAATAGCTGAAAAAATATCATCACTTATTCCGGTCGCTTCTGTAACAACGAACATCGTATGCACGGCGTGGAAGCCTGACCATGCTTCGTGGTTATTCTCGTCCGCCTTGAACCCGGTTAAAAACCATTCGTCGTAATCAGTGCGAATATCATAAGTGTTGAGCTTACCCGGAAGAACTATTCCTCTCGCCTTTGCCTTGTTGTAAAGCCTTGAAATTTCCGGCATCATAATATTTTTCACTTGTCTGTCCGTTGGGGCTGTAAGAGCCACTTTTGTGTTTTCAGCTAACTCCACCTCCCCTTTCATATTTCGACGCCATCTCGGAGTTAGGTATAGGAATGAGAGAGCTGCACATGCGGCGACAAAGTCTTTTCCTCGAGCGGTTCCGGAAGAAACAGATGTACGCCTGTTGTGTTGTACGCTCGAAAGGATTTCTTGCTGTTCTGCGTCGAGCGTTACATCAAGTGCTTCACGTACAAATTTATTCCAATCCGCCCTCCAAGATTTCATTAGGTTAATTCCATGCAATTGCAATGTTTCCGTACTATTTGACATATCGTTATTTTCATCAAATTCGCCGCACATCAGCGATAATATTCATTGTGGAATAACTTATCCTATATTGAAAGAAAACGCGATATACCGGTTGAAATGCCCCTTATTCGCTTCCGGATGGATCTGCGTCGTCAATCAATCCGCTTTCAATTAAGAAGGAAGCAAAAGACAAGTTTCCGCTGATATCTTTCTTTTCAGGAGCATACAATCCGAGCAACTTGCGCCTTTCCGCTAGCTGCTGCCGTATTTCTGAAATATAAGACGTATCACCGAGACCATAAACCTCTATCTCCGTCCGCTCCGTTTGGTATGTTCTTATGGCTGTTGCTCCGGTTTGATTATCCCGAGCTGGAGACCCTTTTTGCTTCCTCGCAGTTTTAACATAATCCACTTTTGATTTTTCCCACTGATCCCACAATTCCCGGCACGTATCGTCAATACGTTCGAGTTCGAGTTGTAAGGCTGCATCGATATCCTCTATCCTGTTTTCCCTCCACTCTTTTAAAAGTGATTGAATATCTTTATGCACAGTCGATATCGAATAAGATTTCAATTCAAGGCGTTTCATCACTTCTGTTCTAATATTACGCAGGCTATGTCCACGTTTATACATTTGAGCAACAATTTCAAGCCTTGCGATTTTCATCTGTCGCTGTCGTTTGTCTTGTGGTTTACTCATAGCTTTTCCGTTAATTTTAAAAATTCCTGATAAAATTCGAGATTGCAAGATGATAATTCGATGTACGATTTTCCGAATTCAGGGAAAGTATGTACAGCGAAATGGCTTTCAGAAAGAAGCCAGATACATGTATATCCTTGTGGCTGAAAATGGTGCTCCATAAGATTTAGAACATTAAATCCGCTTCTATTTAAAAGCTCATTAAAACTTTCTTTAATCCTCTGTGGGTTCGTTTCCTGAATCCAGACGGAATAATTCCAAATCTTCGCTTGCATATTCGATCTTTTTAAAAGTTTGTTTTATTTCTTTCGGATTTCCTTTATAAAATACAAGGATGTTTTGGTGCATCTTTGCAACCTTACGTGATTCCATATAACGGGCTGCTCGGAGAGCTGTACTTGCTCCCGTTTCAATCAAAATAATTTCGTTATACAACTTCATTCCGTTGTCTTTGAAGATGTTTTTTATATCCCCACACAAATCATAGTAAAATCCGGATTGTTTGTCTCGAATATCGCCGACGACAATAACTGCGAATCGATTTTCTTTCAAACACGTTATCGATGCAGTAAAAGCGTTCCGGAGGATTTGGATAAAGTCCTCGTAATCGCTTTGATTGCTTGCGTCATTTGGAAGGTCGCTGTAATGTTCGAGGTCGAAATAGGGAGGACAACTGAAAAGCAGGTCTTGGCTGTTTGGTTCAATGTGCTGCGCCACGTTTTGCCCGTCATCACAGATATATCGCGCATTCATTCCTGCAACACGTTCATTGTTCAATTGTACTTGTTCTTCACGTAATTCTATTCCTATAAATTCATTACCGAGATAAGAGGACACGTACCCGAAAACACTATCTCCGGCAAAACAGTCAAATGTCTTGCAATTCTCCTGCCCGAACCATCGACAAACAATTTCCGCCATAACAGGATCAAGGATAGACACTCCGGCCGCAATAATTTTTTGTTCTTCATGATCTTTTACGTCATCAGGTACATATCTCTCTAGATATTCTTTGAACGACAGCCCGAGTTGTTCGCGATGTTGGCGTGTCTTTTGATATAAATCTTTGTATTTGATTTCAATTGACTGATATAGCGTATCATTTCGGCTCTCGCCCATATCGCCAATAAGTTCTCTCCATGTTTTCTTCCTATCTTGCCAATAGCCTTTCCGGGTGTCGAGGATAGAAAATGGAGGAACGACAAACCTTTCATTAAGTGTTCCATTCGGTGGTTCGCTGTTTTGCATACCGTTCCCTTCATTTCCTTCCGATTCGTTTTGCCAAACATCAAGTCCCCAATCCACGAGGTCTTCGCTGTTCCATTCATTAGCGAGTGCGTCCATATCCCAATCGCCAAATCCGACATTATCTTTGATAATGAATTCACGCTGCTCATCATTTGTTAGTTCCGACGCTTTAATGATTATCGCTGTTGGTTTATCCTTCCAGCGGAGCCAATAGTTAACAAGGTTATCCTGTTCGAGTTGCGTTTTTTTCTGAACATCTCTGATGGATAATATCCTGTCACGTAGTTCATCGTCGCTCATGTCTGATATTGCAACAAGTACCCGGTAACGCATATTCCCTCCGAGACAAGTGAATGTATCATCGACGACAATAGGACGAAGTTCGAGCATTTTAGGAAGTGCGAGAATACTGTTGATGAGTTTCTGAAACTTGTTATCTGTAATTATTCTCGGATTTGCAGTGTTTACTTGAACCTGCGACAAATTTACTGTTCCTGTATTCATAGTTCTAAATTATAGTGTCAAATAATGACTTCTAATTCTAAACGCTTCACGGGCTTCGTAACCTCCGCCTCTGCGATTGAAGTCTATTTCTTTCTGTTGAATTGCTGCAGCACTTACCTCACGCATCCAATCCAACTCATTTCTTAGCTCTGTACTTGTCTTGAATTCTGGCTTCTGATTAGTTTCTTTATCGTATGATCTGAATGTAGCTACCTGTTGATTCCAATAATAGCGGGTGCAGCCGCACGTCTTGTTTATCAAGACTTGTTGTGTCTTATTCGGATACAACCTGTATTTATATGCAACTAACCTATTCATTATGATTACCTCATATCATTTTATATTTTACAAAAATACTAAAAATGATTATGATATAATCATATTCAGGCAAAAATTAGCAGTTTTCTACGTATTCGCATTCATACCTCACTATCGGGTTCCAAATCTTTTTCATTTCGCCTGTTTTTAATTGTTTCTTTTATAAGATCAAATGTCGCCGTTTTATACTGCTCGTCCGGCGTGAATTTAAGAACCACCCATCCCAATGAGGCGGCGGCGTTAAACTTTTCCATGTCTGCAATATAACCGGACGATCTGTTATGACGACCATACATCCACACTCCACCGTCTATTTCGATAGCTATTTTGTATTTCGGTATCGCGAAATCGAACCGCCACTTTCTGACAGGATGAAATCGATACTCTTTTACACACTCAACGTGAAGATCTGTCTTACAGATGACCGTGAAGACATCCTGTATTTGTTTTTTGCCGGCCGCATGTTGGTTTTTCTTTTGCTTCTGGTATGTTTGCTTATTCATTGCGATAAAATTTATTGTACGGGCTTATTTACGCCAAAGACGAAAAAGGACAGGGATCGCTCCCTGCCTTTCACGTCACTCAATCCTGTCATAATGGGAGATCGTCATAAAATTCTGCCGGGATAACCAAACATCGTTTTACCGCCGTTTTACCTTTTATGTTTGTGACAAAAGCTCCCGTTATCTTTAACATATCTGCTTTAATGTTGTAATTCGCCATAATTATCTCTTTTTTGTTGATTAATGAAATGAAAGTTCGAAATATTTGCGTTCGTCGTTTTTAATTCGTCGTCGTTTTTATTTTCTTCGTTGCCTTCTTTTTCTTCATAAATTAATTCGACGGACGTTTCTCCGGATTCATCTCTACGAAAAATAATCCGGTGAATAAAAATACCTTCTTTTTCGAATTGCCTATTTGCAATTTTAAGGAAATGCCGTATTATTTCAATGTTTGTGCTTCCCATTTCTTTTGCGTCAATTTTTATAAAACATGTCGTGTAAATTTTTCTTACCGGAATCTATTCGCGAGCAAAGTGCGCGTATATTTTCCATCAGAGATTCTTTTTCAGCTTTCAGTCGATTTATTTTGGTGTTTAGTTTTTCAATTTCGATTTTTTGCCTGGTATTTTGAATGACAAGTAATATCGTTGGCAAAAAGAATAGACTGATAAGCAAAACGGTTATAAACGCCTCCATAATATGTTTATTTATAAAGTTTTTTTATTTTCGATATATGCCTGGAGAATATAGTTACACTTGTCTTCCGACAAATTTTTTTTGAGAAACAAAATCGTTCTCGAGTCAATTCTAATCGCTTTACAGTTTTCCAGATTAGGCCTGTGATTATTTGCGAGCGCAATAGCCTTTCTGTGTATAGATTGATATTCTTCAGCTTCTGTAGTTGAACTGATTTTAATAGGTAAACCATCTGCATTCATATGAATAATTTATTTATTGTTTTATAATTCATTTCATTAAAACGGGAGTATATCTTCATTTTTATAATTCGGTTCGTAATAATTTTTAGCTACAATATTGTTTGGATCATAATCGAATATCTTTTTGAAGTTATTGTCATGAGAGAAGATGATCCTCTGATTTCGCTCTCCCTCTCTGTGTTTAGCCTTAATTAATATTCCCCTGTTTTTCCACGAGATACCGTTCTGATCGATCGCTTCTTCGTTATAATATGTCGGACGATGAGGGAATATCACTATATCGGCATCCTGTTCAATATTGCCGCTCTCTCTTAAATCATCGAGTTCGGGAAGTTTCACGTTCGATCCCTTCGTCGGCCTGCTCAATTGTGCCAATAAAATAATCGGAATATTCAATTCCTTTGCAAGCGATTTCAACTCACGTGTAATGTAACCAACTTCCAGATCGCGGGTTGAAAATATCTTGTTTGTGCGTATGAGCTGTAAATAATCGATAATCATTAGTTTGAGTTTTCCCTGCCTGTGTAATTTCCGTGCTCGAGATTTGATAGTTTGAATATCTGAAATTGAATTGCTATCCTCAATGATTATTTTCATTGATGAAATTCTTGCCGCCATTTCATCAATAAACTTCCACTCCTCATTCGTCAATTGCCCCGTTTTCATGCTATAAAAACTTATGCGCTCATCTTCTGTTAACAGCCTCATCACAAGTTGCTGAATAGTCATTTCGATAGAAACAAAAAAACAATCATTTCCACTCAATCCTGCCATTTTTGCAAAATGAATCGCTAACTGTGTTTTCCCCATAGACGGACGCCCTCCGATAATGATCAAATCCGGAGCTGTCCAGCCTCCGTTTAGCGATAAATCGAGCTCCTTCAAGCCAGTCGTTATGCTTGTGTTTAAACCTTTTTCTCGTTTTATTTGAATATCTGCAATCTTTTCAAGCGTAATCCTTAGCGCATGTGTCATGTCGACGCTCTCATCAATTTTCGCATCTATGTTTATTGATCCCAAATTCCTATCCGCCTCATCAAACACGTCCGCAATATCAATACTCTCATCATAAGCCATTTCGATTATTTTACACGACTGTACAATAATCTTTCTTGCCATAGATTTCTGTTTGATTATTTGAGCGTGATATAACAAGTGTTGTTCCGGAACGAAAATATCAGAAAGCTCCGTGATATAATCTATTCCTCCTGCATCTTCAAGTCTTCCGTTTGCTTTCAATTCCTCGAAAACAGTTAGCAAATCGATTGGCCGGTTAGTATCTCGGAGCTTTTCCATCACTGCAAAAATCTCCTGATGTTCATGTTTGTAAAAATCAAGAGCATTTAGCTCAATTTCGAAAATTGCGTTTGGAATAGTCATTAACGCCCCCAATACTACTTTTTCAATTTCAATTGCCTGCGGAGGAAGTTTTCCGATGTCCGGTATCTGTACAATCCTTTCCGTTGTATCCTTAAATTTCGACGACGTTTGTCCTTGCGTCCTTTTGTTTACCATGATTCTTTGTTTTTAAATTTGAAACAATTTCGTTATACTTCGAATTTAGGTTCGACACACTGTAATTCTCAAATATCCACCCATCGTTTATCGAGTTGAGGAAAAATTTCAAAGCCGATAAAACGTTTTCGTCCGAGCAATCGAGCTTCTTTTGTTCCCTGGCAAATTTTAACTTATTTAGGAGCTGCTTCATGTTCCCGGCATCTTTTGCAGTCCAATAATAAGCCGTCCCAAATGTTTGTATAAAATGATCTTCAAATAATTTCCTTGCTTTCACTTGAACAGAATCCCCCTTAGGGGGGTTAGGGGGGTTATTAATATTATTATTATTTCTTTTTATTTGTTGAGTTTCTGTATCGTTTTCTGTAGTTTCTGCCGCCTTAAAAGTTGTTTTGGTACAGTTTCTTCCGCCAGAAACCCCTGTTTCTTCCGCCAGAAACTCTTTTTTGTCGTTTTCCTCAAGTAGCCAAAATTGCAAGTCGTCATAATTAATAACCCTTTTTCTCGTTGCTTCCTTCCACCTTTTTTGTATTCCGGTACTGGTTAAAACGCCGAACGAATCAAACACGGATTTATCAAAAAATCCCCACTTGACTAACCCTGTTATAACCTCAGAAACAAGCGAAACTTGTACATTTGCCTGTTTTGCAATTTTGAATTTAAAGGCGTCAGAACACTCTGCGAAATAACCATTTCTGTATATCGCACAGAGCACCCTGATAATTATAGATTCACCTTTAGCTCCAAACTCACTCGATACCGGAATGATTTTTTCATCATCAAATATATCGACGTCAAGAGTAAAATATTTCAATCCAATTTCTCTGGGTCGTGCCATTTTTTCGGTTTTATAAATTAGTTCACAACTTCATTTCACCTCGTCCCAGTCGCTTTCTGTGATCACATATCCGCACTTTCTATTTATTAATTGGCCACCACTCGATAACTTTGTAGTTATCGTCAAATTCTGCATCTCCATCGATCTTACCGTAACAATTAGCCCAGAAATAATGCCACTCGTCGTCGGCATTGAGGTTACCGTAACAATTAACCCAATCATAGCTACATTTCCCATCTTCGTTTTTAATCCTAACCAAACACATTACTTGTGTCTGTGAATATCCGTCAATTTTTGCAAAAACAGGATCGGAGTAGTTTCGATCAGGCAGTATTGGAGGAAGGATCTTTGATGGATCATAATGTTTGTTCGCATCCTGATAGCCTCTTTCGTAACCCTTCATTAGCAACTCCTTAATAGTTTCGTCGCCAAAACCTTCATGTGCCCAATCGTAATTTATAACCTCGTCATTTATCCATGCTTCTGTTATTTGATCATCATAGAATTGTTCTTTAGATTTTATCTTTTCCATAATTTTATTTGAAAACAAGCTCCACACTTAGGGCTAACCACGCATAACAGCCAGCGTCGAGAGGCTTTTCAGCCTTCTCACCCGTATATGGAGCTTTATATTTTAACATCTCAATACTGTTTATTTTTTTGGTTATCACAAATATAATATGATTATATTATAATCATACTGAAAAGAAATTTATTTAACTGTTCAGGTGAAATAGTAAAAAACGGCTGTTTCGTTTCATATCAATACTAATTAGCCTATTTCAATAGAAAGCGTCGAGAGCTTTGCACGGATGTCGTAAACTCTTTCGCAAGATCAGGATATGCAGCCGAAAAAGCCTTAGCGTCGAACTTGTCAGAAGGCTTCGGGGCTTTCCATGTTGCCAATGTTTGTCCTCGATAGCTTATCGCCTCCGCATCCCCGAACGATAATTTGATCTTCTCTTCGAGAGCCTCTTTTCGTTCTTCAAGCGCATCGAGTTCTTCTTTAAGCTCTTTCAGATCATTATATGCTTCAAATATCTCATCGTCCACTTCGATAATCTTACCATCAACGTGTCTGTTATATTTCAGCAGTATATCCTTCACTGATTGAGCTGAAGGTTCCTGTTTGCCGAGAATATTGTCGATCCAGAATCTGTCAACCTCCTCAACGAGCCATCCGAAAAAGTCGGGAACAAGTGCGATATGTTTATAACCGAACTCACGCCCGGAACATAACCACGCAAGGCTTCCAAATTCTAATTCGGCAACCCCGAGTTGATATTGAAGCTGACAAAACCAATGTTTTGGAAGGTCGTCTTCATCAATCTTCTTTTGAGTTGTTTTGCATTCCAGAATGCCCTTGTTCTTGCTGTTTTTGGGCAATCCCGTTATCCAGAATGTTCGGTCGGGGCTTACTTGAAGATAAGGTCGTTTTTTGTTTTTTATCAACCAATCTCCCGAAGAACTTTTAATGATTTGATGTCCCGTTTCATCTTGCCAAAACCGGGAAACTGCATCCTCAAGATAAGTTCCGGCTTGCATTGCAAATGTTACCTCTTTAGGGTCGTCAAGGCCTATTTTCCGTCTCCAAAGCTGATATGGAGTTTCCCACGGATTCAGTCCGACAATCGTTGCGACTTCGCTGCTTCCGATACCTGATTTTCTGTATTCGAGCCATTCGGCTCTGTCTTTTGGTCTGATTATAGTTGTGCTCATTTTTATACTGTTTTATGATTAAATATGGGAGAGCGGTAGCCCTCCCGTTATTTCCGTTATTCCTATTTTATTTCACCTGTTTCGGCGTCCACAGACTCCGTTGCGGTTCCCGTTGCCTTTGCCATTGCTTCAGCTGCTTTTTCCTGTGCCGTTGTTGTTTTCTTGCGAGCTGCGGCCTCCTGTTTTGCTTCAATTGCGGGGATAATAAATGTCTCCTTAACGGTTGTCGTTCCCTCCTTGATGGCGTTTGCGGTTGCCCGAAGCTCGAAAATCATCTGTTTGTCGATTTCATCGATAGACTTTACGTCGAGGTATTGGAATATCTGCTCTTGGGTTACACCGAGTTTTGCGAAGTAGGCCAACACGTTCTGCCGGCTTTGTTCGAGATCGATAGATTGTCCGAGAGCAACCTTTTTGACCTCGTTAACTACTTTCTTCGTCACGGCCTTTGGAATTACCGTCAGAACAGCGTTCCTGAAAGCGATTGACGCAGCGGCGTTGCCTGTTACCACCTGCATATCTTCGCTGTACGTGCGCCCGTTGCTGTCGGTTATACGGCGTTTTACTTCCTTGCTTACGGCAAAGTTCGTTTCGAGGTCGTGACAGATAGCCTGTGCGGTTATCATTCGGCCGTCGTTCCCGATTATACGGGTTTGAACTCGGAGGTTTCCCCACGCTCCCGCGATAATTTCAGCCATACGCACCGACAGTCCCTCGATAACATTGTCCTGCCCGTTTTTTCCTTTTCGGCGAAGGACATAAAAACAATCCTCTGCCGTCTCTTTGTCCATTGTTGCATAAGTTGCGATCTTGTTCAAGGTTGCGTTCAAATCACGTGGGTACTTCTTTGCAGTCGCGATCTGAATGTCGACTTCTGCCCGGTCGATCGCTTGAAGCATTTCAGCCTCTTTAACTTCGATGATTTCGTTCATGATTAATAAATTAATAAATTGCCGTCTTTCAGCTTCCGGCATTGCTTTTTTGGAGGGAGTGCCGGATTCGAACCAGCATTTATAAATTCCGCCAAACTCCCGTGTGCGAGGTTTTTGTTATTCTCTTTCAGGCTACCTCGCTCACAAATGTTACCATTCTCCTGAAATCAGACGGTCGCTATCCGTCATCGTGGGAATTGCAGGACTCGAACCTGCATTGGTCAGTCGTAAGGTTGGGTTCCACCGATCTCGGGCGTTTTCACCGACTTTACCATTATTTTTATTAATTGCGTCTGCCAATTCCGCCAAATTCCCTCTCTATTCCCCTATTCTCACGAACGAGGGAATCGTATTAAAACATGAAAACAAATCAAGAAAAGGCAAAGGATTACGTCGCTTGCTTGACTTGATATCCTGTGTCATCTCAACGCCTTGAGACGGTTGCCTTCATCTTCTTAGTTTCGATGTAAGTGCTGGCCTTACTCTGAATTTCATCCTCTGTGGAAACTTTACAGTCCAGCATCCAATCTTCAAGTTCCGATTTCTTAAAATACAGTTTGCGGTTTTTTTTGAAATGAGGTATCTGTCGCCCGCTTGTCAAACGATAGAGATGCCCCCGGCTCAACCCCGTAAAAAGTATCGCTTCATCAAAATCAAGCACCGTCTTAGCTCCGATGAGTGCGAGTTTCCCGATTTGTTCGAGCTTCGATATTATTATATCTTCTATGTCTTCTTTCATAATCTTATTCTTCTTCCTGGAATTCAGGCATATATCCCGATTTATCCAATTTTTTCCCTACTAATACGCATACTGCTAAGCTTAACATAGCCGCAAGCTTTATAAGAACAAATTGTGCGAATGGGAGAGGGTGCATAGGATTATCTTCTCCGGCTATGATCAAAAATGAGAATAATCCCCATGTGCCGATTATTGAGAAAATCAACCATTTAACCGTTTTAGTCTTTTTCATGACATTCTGTTTTTAATTTTTTTTCAACTCTGTGTCTGATTACATAAATAGTTCCCTGACTGTGAATCCCGTACTTCTTCATCAAATACTCCGTCACGAGCGTCTTGCTTTGCCCTTTTATTGACGCAAGTTCATTGTACTCGTTGTAAATAGCTAAGTCTCGAGCTTCACGTTCCTGTTGGTAAGGAGTTTTAAAAATCATTGTTCCAACGTCTTCTCTATTTTTCATATCAGTTTATATTTGATTTTATTTAATTATTTAATATCTTTGTGCGGATACTAAATCGTAAACACGATGCAAATATAAACAAAACGTTTTTATATTAAACGAATTGTTTGTTAAACGTTCGGTTAAATAATATTAATAATAGTTATATGACTGATAACAATAGATTTGCGGAATTAATCGAATATTTTATTACAAACAAAATTGTTCGTAATCAGCAAGAATTTGTTGAAAAGATAGGTTCTGATAAAGCTACCGTATCGCAAATAAAAAACAGAAAACTTCCTATTACAAACAGTATGTTAGATAAAATAAAGAATGCATTCCCAAATGTTTCTGTTAATTGGCTTTTAACCGGTGAAGGTGAAATGCTAATAAAAAAGGATTTTCTGGACACTGAAACTATGGAAGCATCCGATTTTGTACCGTTATTACCAATTTCAGCACAGGCAGGTTCTTTGAATGATTTTTTAGTATCAGTAAAAGACAGCGATTGTGAAACTATCATTTCTCCCGTAAAAGATATCGATTTCGCTATTCGCGTTACCGGCGACAGTATGTATCCCGAATATTCGAGCGGATCAATCATATTGATAAAGAAAATTAATGAGGCTTTATTCATTGAATGGGGCAAAACGTACGTATTAGATACCTCAAACGGTATAGTCGTGAAAGAAATACATAAAGGAGACAATGACGACGAAATAAAGTGTGTTTCAATTAATAAAGATCCAAAATTTCATCCTTTTTCTATCAAACTAAAGGATATTTTCGGAATGTATCGAGTTATTATGTGCTTATCAATGAAATAATAATAAAATATCATGGATTTTAAAGATTCAATTAAACAAATTTCAGACAGAATTGAAAAACTGAAAGACTCTCTTCAAACCGAAGAAGCCACGAAAAATGCTTTAGTTCTTCCATTTATCAGCGCATTAGGTTATGATGTATTTAATCCGTTTGAAGTATTGCCGGAAATGATTTGCGATATCGGTACAAAAAAAGGAGAAAAGATCGATTATGCTATCATGAAAGACAAAGAGCCGATTATGTTGATAGAATGCAAACATTGGCAACAGGAACTTACGTTATACGATAATCAATTGCTCCGGTATTTTCATGTATCAAAAGCAAAATTTGGCGTGCTTACAAATGGTATCATTTACCGATTTTACACTGATCTTGCCGTCCCAAATAGAATGGACGAAAAACCATTCTTGGAAATAAATATGTTGGATCTGAAAGATGCACAAA